GCGGGCCAGTTTGAAAATACCGCTGTGGAAAAAGCATCCGTATAGGAGCACACGTAACATGCTGAGCGGCATCCGGTAGTAGGGTGTTTGATTGGCATAGACTGATTGTTGGCTGTCGAAAAACTGCACATTACACATAAAAACTCTTTAGCAATAGGAACGAAGCGGGAGGTAGTATACGGTGTAGCGTATATTTTTAGAATATACGGTATAGCGTATATGATGTCGACGTAGGTTGGGAAAGGTCAGAGCCCATTGTGTAGCAGTATAACAAACACCTACTTCCAAGTCTCGGCTATGCTACTCACATGAAGCACGAGAAGGATGGAACCGCTGCAAGGTTCCGTCTGACTAATTAATCTACATGAAACTAAGTGCTTCGCACTACTTAAAAAAACAAATATAGTTTGAGCGATAGCGAAAACTTATTGCTACGAAGTAGCAATACTAAATAATCTTATAAATAATAATACAACATCTAAGAGGATTGTCTAATGAAAGTATTTGAAATTATCAGTGAAAATAATGTAAATGAAAAACCAATGGGAATGTTAAAAAGAGCAGGACTTGGTGTTATGAGTAACTTGGGCAGTCAAACTGCAAAAGCAAAACTTGATGTTGGTAAAGATGCAAATCAAACCAAAAAAGATCTAAGTGTATGGATGGCAGGTAGTGGCATTAAAAAAGGAAAACTACAACCTGACCAACTCAAAGGCTTTCTAAGACAAAAAGGTTTACCTACTGCTGATGTTGATATGATTTTAGGTAAGTCGAGAGAAGCAGGTGGTAGAGATGAAAATGAACCACTAAGCAATCCTGAAGTAGATGAGATTTTAAAGAAAGTAACACAGCAAGGCTTTCAGAGATCTGGTGCAGGTGCTCCTAAACAGCGTAGTAAGTTTGCATCACCAGATGCTACTCCGCAATGGGCAACATCAAGAATTTCACCTGAAGACAAAGCAGCAATTGCAATGCTTAAGAAAAAAGGCTACAAAATTTCAGAGCCTTCTTAATTACCAGAACGGCTGTCCTGTCTTTTTACTAGTTTCTAAATTTTCTTTTACTATACCTGCTAGGATTTCTCTGTCCTCAACACTCATCTCGTAAAGTTCTGACACCGAAACACCTCCACGCATGTACCAAGACAATTTGTAGAGATCATGTTTTATTTGTTTTGATTCGTTGTCAAGGATCTCAACTTGTTTGAGAATGTCCTCTAAGGACAGAGCTGAGATCCTTAGGCGAAAAAATTTGATTGATCAAAAGTAATCGGAACATCAATAGTTTCAGGTGCTCCTCTTTCGATATCCGCTGGACTTAGACGTGCCTTGAATGGCGGTATTGCAAACTTTTCTCTTTGTTCGTCTAAATGAACTATTAAAGAAGTATAGATATCTTTGTCAGCGTTTTCAAAAAATTCTATAATATGATCTTTGTTAGTTACAGGTTCTTCATCTTGAAACTGTATTGACACAATACTGTTTAGAATATTACTGATGTTAAGTTCAGTAACTCTAACAAATGCTTCATTAAACTGTGTAATTTTATCTGTTTCGCTCATGCTATCGTCGTTAACAATTCTAAACAAACGTTGTTCTTCGAATGTTTTTAAAGCAATCTCTGTAAACTTTTTGTACACCATTGGTGCAATTTCAAAACTAAAGTCGCCAATTTGAAAAACATTTTGATACTGTCTTGCAATTAGTCCATCGAGCACTGTGCGCAAATCAAGTTGAAATGATCTTTCTTCGTCTATTTCTTTAACTATTACACCTAGTTCCATCATCTCGCCATAGGTTGCAATTCTAATTGCAATTAATATAGCATCAATGTCGATGCTAGGTATTGCCCAACCATCTTTGATATTAGGCATACAACTTTGAATTACGTTTACTGTGCTTTGGCCGTTTAATAAAGCATCAGGAGTTTTGAACATAAGTTCATCCTTTGCTGTCATAGCATACACAGGGTATTCACCCGTTTGCTCAGGCACAAGACTACCAGGACGATAAAAATTTCCACCACTAGGTAATTTGATATATAATTTAGGCTGTCTAAAATGTTTAGACAGCGGGTTTGCTGTTGCTGTCTGCATGTATTTTTTCTCCGGATAAATACTATACGTATATATATGAATTAATATAATGTGCGCAGTTAATTTGGAATGATTCGTTGGCAGAAGACATAGAAATTAGTAATGTAGGTGGTCCCCGTCCAAGAGACGGCGTAGCCAGTGAAGCTACCTTACAGGCTTTATTAGCAGCAACTGAAAGACGAGGTGGCAGCGCCGGTAGCGTCACAGCAACACGTATACAAGAAAATTATAATAAAGCACAAAAAGAAGGCACTGACAAAGTCAGTAAGTTAGGCAAAGCAGCAGAAGCAGCAAGCAAAGGTCTTAAAGGTTTTGCTAAAGAACTTGCGTTCGGAGGCACACGGGCTAGTGACTTTGCTGAAGCAATCTTTGGAAGTACAAATGTTGTAACAAGACTTACACGCTACTTGGATCACACAGTTGATCAATTTAGAAGTTTAGCGTCAGTAGGTGCAAGTTTTGAAAACAGTATTTTTGAAATGATGAAAATAAGTGCAGAAGCATCAATGAGCCTTGATGACTTTGCACAAATGGTAAGAGACAATGCTGCAAACCTAGCGTTCTTTGGAGGTACTGTAACTAACGGTGCAAAACTTCTTGGAACATTCAGTCAAGAGTTTAGAACAGGACTAGGTAGACAATTCTTTTCAATGGGTTTCACTATTGAAGATGTTAATGAAGGACTTATTGATTTTCTTTCAAACGAAAGAATGAGACAGTCGCAAGCACTGAGATTTGACGGAAAAACACAAGCAAGTGCAGCAAATTATATTTTACAACTTGATAGACTAGCAAAACTAACAGGTGAAGAACGCAGACAACTTGCTGACAGAATGGCACAGCAAATGACTGAAGCTAGAATTAGAAATCAGTTAAATCGATTAAATGAAAATGAACGCAACAACTTGCGTGGTGCCTTGACATTCTTTGACACAAGACTTCCTGGTTTTAGCGAAGGCTTCCAAGACCTAATGGATGGCGTTGCACAAACTGATTTAGGCAAAGCCTTAAGTCAGGCTATGCCTGGTATTGAAACTTATATGCAAAGAGTTTTTTCAGGTGAAGAAGAACTATCTGATGTTATTTCAACTTTGCAAAACAGATTTGGTCCTTCGTTAGAAAGATTTTCGCAACAGTATGGCCCTGCGCAACTTACAGCAATGCAAAACAGTAGTAACGGTGTTGTTGCTGCACTTGCAAGTGTTGCAGACTATGCATACCAATTTAACAGTATAAGAGGTATTGATGCAGGACTAAGCGAAGAAGAACAAGGACGCAGAAATAGACTAACATCTGCATTAGGAAACTTTGAACAAGCAGTAACTGACGTAAGAAAATCAGTTGTAAGAGCATTTTTTGAAATTGTAGATGGCACTGACGGCAGAGGTGGATTACTTGAAGTGTTTGGTGAATTTGGAGAGGCTTTGAAAAATTTCTTTGCACCAGGTGCAGCAGGCGGTCTTAACACAGTAACAAGCAGTATAAAAGGGTTTTTAGATATAATTTTTGGTCCGCAAGGATTTGTTACTAGAGGATTGAGAAGATTTAACGAATTTTTAAATTCAGGAGAGGCAAGAGACGCATTGCAATATCTACAAGAAAAACTTATAGAGTTTAGTGATTATCTAAAAAGTATTTTTACAGATCAAGACGGTAAGTTAACAATTATCGAAGGACTTAAAACACTTCTTAAAGACACATTCGCAACTATTATGGATTTTGCATTTGGAGAACTCGAACAAGGACAAAATGGAGAACAGTTAAGAAAGGGCGGAATATTTTTAGGTATTAAAGAAAGTTTGATTGAGTTTTTTACAGGAACAGAATTTGGACAAGCAATTACCGGAGGTATTACAACTGCATTTAACACTGTTGATCGGCATTTATCTAGAATATTAGGAATGCCAGCAGGTACAACAGTATCAGATTGGCTTAGTACTCAATTAACAGCAATTCAGAATGCATTTAACGGTCCAGACGGTGTATTATCTAAAATAACTACATTGTACAATGATATAAAGGGATTTATAGGCACAAGCGGCCAAACAAGTCTAACACAATGGTTTGACAATACGTTAGCAACTATAAATTCTATGATAGAAACTGTAACAACGACAATGAATAGTACTGTTCAATACTTTAGAGATGCACTAGGTTTTGGACAAGGACAAACACTTCGTGAATGGTTTGACAGTACTTGGACAAGTATTGAAAATACCATGAATACCATTAATAACACTATCATTAATGTAATGGAAACAATAGCAAATACATTTGGATTTGCACCAGGAGGCCAAACGTTTCAAGAGTGGATGAACACAACACTCACCGATTTACAAACTAGAATGCAATCATTTATTGATACCCAAATTACTGCTGTAAGAAAATTACTAGGCATGGAGGCTAACGAAACTTTTGATAGTTATATTGATAGATTAATTCAATCGATGATAACTTCAATGGAAGCAGGCATATTGCAAATTCTAAAATCTTTAAGTGCTTATGCAAAGTCATTTATTCCAGGTGCTAGGATGACAAGCGCTCAACGTGATGATGCTATGAGTCGCTTTATGGCAGGCGAAAAACTTGACAGGAACGAATTACAAAGTTTAATACAAACTATACGTGCAGAACAAGTTGATCAATCAATTGCAAATGGCAATGTTATTTCTGGAAATTTTGCTAAATTTTTAAACTTAATAACTGATCCTGTCTCAGACGCACTTAATTTAGATGCTCTTATGACCGATCCTGATGCATTACGTCAGAGTATCATAGCACTTTATGGTAATGCTCCTACCTTTCCTGAATTTTACAATGGAACAAATGGGTTCCGAGAGTTTGGTAGAGGAACTCATGCAATATTGCACGGTAATGAAGCAGTTGTGCCTAGGAATACAGAAGCAGGACAACTTCTAGATGCGTTCTACGAAAGGCAAGGTTCTATAGGCTCAAGTACGGACCAGACTCAGTTAATTCAGAAGCTAGATCAGTTAAATAACAATATGAAAATGGCTGTGCATTTGCTAAGTGAAGGACTAAGTGTTGAAAAAGGCATTGCTAGAAATACAAAAGGCAGTACTAACCTGTATAGGAGTTTAGGTAGATGAGTTGGAAAAAATATTTTACACCAGTAGCAACAAGTGCCAATCCTACCGGTAACTTCAGTCCCTTTAGTTTTACGCAAGGTCAAGGAATGGGACCAGCAGCAGCAAACTATTCATCTCACCTTCCTGATGTTTATGTTGGATCACCGAATCGTGTTGAGCGATATGGTCAATATAACACAATGGATAATGACTCAGAAGTTAATGCTGCACTAGATATCCTTGCAGAATTTTGCACACAAAAGAACAAACAGAACAATACACCTTTTAACATTTTGTTTAACAAAGGTGCAACAAAAAGCGAAGTACAAATTCTTAGTCAGTATCTAAAACAATGGTGCAAGATACAAGAATTTGAAAAACGCATGTTCCGTATCATAAGAAATGCATTTAAGTTTGGTGATCAATTTTTTATTAGAGATCCTGAAACACAAAAATGGTATCATGTTGATCCTGCTAATGTAACAAAAATTATTGTTAACGAATCGGAAGGCAAGCGTCCTGAGCAATATATTGTAAGAGATCTCAACATTGCTTTTGAAGGTCTAAGTGCAACAAAAATTAACACAAATCAAGTTTATGGGCCAGGAGGTAACAATCCTGGATACCAAACACTTGACAACAAATATATGACAGGTAGAACTCCTGATCAAAGCACAAGCCGTTGGAGTCAAGATGCAAATGAAACTGCAATTGATGCAGAACATGTTGTGCACCTATCAATGAGCGAAGGCCTAGACAACAACTACCCATTTGGTAACAGTCTACTAGAAACAATTTTTAAAGTTTACAAGCAAAAAGAATTATTAGAAGATGCGATTATTATCTATCGTGTCCAACGTGCGCCAGAGCGCAGAGTATTCTACGTTGATGTGGGCAACATGCCTTCACACCTTGCTATGCAGTTTGTAGAGCGTGTAAAAACGGAAATACATCAAAGACGTATCCCATCCAAGACTGGTGGTGGCCAAAATGTCATAGACTCAAGTTACAATCCACTGTCAATCAACGAAGACTACTTCTTTCCACAAACTGCTGAAGGCCGCGGCAGTAAAGTTGAAACGCTACCAGGTGGTACAAACTTAGGAGAGATTGATGATCTTAGGTATTTTACTAACAAGTTGGTTCGTGGTTTACGCATACCTAGTTCTTATTTGCCCACAGGCGCTGATGACAGCAATTCACAGTACAATGATGGACGAGTAGGTACAGCATACATTCAAGAACTACGTTTTAACAACTACTGTGAACGTTTACAAAAATTACTTACAGACAAATTTAATCAAGAATTTAAACTTTATCTAAGCAAAAAGGGTGTAAACATAGATGTAAGCATGTTTGATCTTGTTTTACAACCTCCACAAAACTTTGCAAGTTATAGACAAGCAGAACTTGATAACAACAGAATTTCAACATTTGCTCAAATGCAACAAATTCCGTTTATATCAAATCGTTTTGCACTGAAACGTTTTCTTGGACTATCAGAAGAAGAAGTCAAAGAAAATGAACGTTTATGGATGGAAGAAAATGATGAATTCTTTGCAGCACAGGAGCAAGATGCATCTGCACAAATGAGAGGCGCAGGCATTACTGGTTCTGATATTGCAGGAGATCTTGAAGGCGCACAAGGCGAAGAACTAACAGGAGATGATGCTATTGGAGGCGATGATGGAAGTGTAATTGGCGGTGAAGAAAACGCTGCTGAGCCATCTCCGCAAGCAACAGCATAAATAATTACATGATACTAAGAGAGCTTTACTATTTTGATAAACAAACAATGGAACCTGTAGAGGATCAGCGTTACAATAGTGACGATGATACAACTTCTGTTGTTGCAATGGATGACACTCGTAAAACAAGATTGACATTTAAAGACATTAATAAAGCACGTAAAGCAGATGATATGCATAGACAAGAAAGTCAAAAAGATCTTGTGTATGTGAGGGCAATGTACGGATTGGCAGCAAATGCTGGAGAAGCCGCAGTGTAGGAGTAACCAGCCTTGCCCGATAAGGAAAAAAATCGTATAGACGGCGAAACTAAACTACAAAGAAAAGCAAGAAAACGTTTAGAACGCTACCAGAAACAACAAGAAAAATTAAGAAAACATTTAGAAAAGTCAATTAAATTTGACGACGGCACACCTTCGACTAAAACTAATATTGCATTTGTATTAGGTAACGGAACTAGTAGAAAAGATATTCCTTTAGAACCATTAAAACAATACGGCTTAGTTTATGCATGTAATGCAGTTTATAGAGTATTTAGACCTGATCATTTAATTGCAGTTGATACAAAAATGATGAGAGAGATTACCGATACAAGATACAACTATGACAATATGGTTTGGACAAATCCTAATAGATATTCGAGAAGTTTAGAATCTGTAAATTTAATGAACCCTAATTTAGGTTGGAGTAGCGGACCTACTGCACTTATGCTTGCAACACAACACAATCATGAAGAAATTTATATTTTAGGATTTGATTATAAAGGACTTGAAAACGGTACTAAAGTTAATAATATTTTTGCTGGCACTCCGAATTACAAACAAAAAGAAGATAGAGCAACTTATTACGGAAATTGGTCTAGACAGACAAATACATGTATAAAAAAGAATTCGACTGTGAGATATATAAGAGTGATTGAAGACAAATCAAGTTTTATACCAGATAATTTATTAGGATTAGATAACTTAACGCATATAACTGTTGAAGATTTTAGAAAAAAATTCAGCCTTTAAATAGGATTCTTCTCAAAATAGTTCATTTTGAGCCTATTTCTACGTATATTTTCCCATTCTTGTTAAATAATACTGACAGCCTTGTAATCAGTAAAGGAGAATAACATGACTGACACTAATAAGTTCGAGGAAATGCTCGAAAAACTAGTTAATGAGGACCGTGAAGGTGCTGAAGAATTATTCCACGAGATTGTTGTAGAAAAATCACGTGAGATTTATCAATCAATTATTGAATCAGAAGAAGAAGTTGAAGAAACTACAGACGAAGAAGTAGATGAAGCAACTGACGAAGAAGTAGACGAGTCAGAAGATGACTTAGACGAAGCAACTGACGAAGAAGTTGATGAATCAGAAGATGACATTGACGAAATGTTTGGCCTAGACGACATTGAAGCAGAAGCAGATGATCCAGTAATGGACCTAATGAAAGATGCAGGTGCAGATGATGCAGAAGGCGACGATATGGACATGGACGCAGACGACGAAGAAGGCGACATGGATAATGATGATCTAGAAGATAAAGTTATGGATCTAGAAGATGCTTTAGAAGACCTAAAAGCAGAATTTGAAAAAATGATGGGTGATGAAGCAGATGACGACGAAGGCGATGAAGAGCCAGAAGAAGAAGCATTTGCTTTTGAATCAGACGATGAAGAAGTAGACGAAGCAGCAGACGAAGAAGTTGACGAAGCAGCAGACGAAGAAGTTGAAGAGTCACGTACAAAAAGCGCAAGCGAACAAATGCGTGAGTATGTTGAAAAAGTTAGTGCTACAATGGGCGACAACGGCGCACATACAAAATCACCAGTAGCAGGCAAAAATGATATGGGCGGCACAGCAGCAAATATCGCAACAGGCGGTGAAAGCAAAAGCGAAGGAACTGGTGCAGGTGCACCAAAAGAAGATAACGCAGGGAACGTAAATGTTCCAGGCGGTAAGGCTTCAAAATCAATGAAGTCACAACCTGGCCACGGCGCTGAGAAAAAGGGCAAGCCAGAGACTGCTGATAATAAAAAGTCTAACATAGGCTCTTAAACAGCAGTATAATAGGACGAACGGATGAATTTACTACGTGAACATATGAGTTTTGACCAGGCCAGAATGGTCGTTGAGTCTGCTAACGAAGGCAAAGACCTTTACATGAAAGGTATTTGCATACAAGGTGGTGTTAGAAACGCCAATCAGCGTGTCTATCCTGTACAAGAGATTAGCAGGGCTGTCCAAACTCTTAATGATCAGATAGCCGGCGGATACTCAGTATGTGGCGAAGTTGATCATCCTGAAGGACTAAACATTAACTTAGATCGTGTAAGTCATATGATCACAGATATGTGGATGGATGGCCCAAACGGTTACGGCAAGTTAAAAATTTTACCAACACCGATGGGATCCCTTGTTAAAACAATGCTAGAAAGCGGCGTTAAACTTGGGGTTTCGTCACGTGGATCTGGAAACGTAAAAGAAGATGGATCCGGCGAAGTATCAGAATTTGAGATAATCACTGTAGACGTTGTTGCTCAACCGAGCGCACCGGGTGCTTATCCAACACCGATTTATGAACACCTAATGAACACAAATGGTGGATACAAGGCAATACTCACTTCGAGAGAAGTTCAAGGCGATAAAAAGGCACAAAAATATATTGCAGAGAGTCTATTTAAAATAATAGACAAGCTCCAATAAAAGGAGAAAATCATGGAAGCTATCAAAGACCTTTTAGAGAGCGATGCAATTACAGAAGCAATGGCATCTGAAATACAAGAAGCATTTGACGCAAAAGTTAAAGAAAATAAACTTGCTGTTACAGCAGAACTACGTGAGGAGTTTGCAAAGAAATATGAACACGACAAAGGTGTTATGATCGAAGCAATCGACGCTATGGTATCTGAAAAACTTTCAGAAGAAATGGCAGAATTCCACGAAGATCGTAAACAACTTGCAGAACAAAAAGCAAAATATGCTTTAGCAATGAAAGAAAATGCTAATCTAATGTCTCAGTTTGTAACTAAGACACTAGCAAATGAAATTTCAGAACTACACGAAGATCAAAAAACAATGGCAACTAAGTTTTCAGTGTTAGAAGACTTCGTAGTAGAGCAACTTGCATCAGAAATTGCAGAGTTCCAAGAAGATAAAAAGGACCTGGCTGAAACAAAAGTACGTTTAGTACGTGAAGCCAAGGCTCACTTCGAAAAAGTACGTAAGAACTTTATCGAAAGAAGTGCAACAGCAATTGAAAATGTTGTATCTACCGGTCTAAAGGCAGAAATATCTCAACTAAAAGAAGATATTGAAGCGGCTCGCAAAAATGATTTCGGACGTAAGATTTTTGAAGCATTTAGTTCTGAGTATATGAACTCACATCTAAATGAAAAATCAGAAACTGCAAAACTTCTAAAACTTGTTGATGCAAAAAATAAACAAATTGCAGAAGCAAAAACTTTCGTAACGAAAGCAAAAGAAATTGCAGAAAGCAAAGATGCAGAAGTTAAGCGTCTTGTTGAAGCACAAAAACGTGCTAAAATCATGAGTGAACTTGTTTCACCATTGAGCAAAGACCAAAAAGACATTATGACGGATTTACTGGAAACAGTTCAGACTACAAAACTACGTGAGTCGTTTGACAAGTACCTACCATCAGTTATTGACGGTAAAAGTCCAGCAAAGCAGAAGGCACCACTAACAGAGGCAAAAGAAGTAACAGGCAATAGAGAAATTAGTTCAGACAGCAAGCAGATTGACACAAACGTTGTGGACATGAAAAGACTTGCTGGTTTAAATTAAGGAGATAATTATGTCAGAACTATTAGAAAGTCGCTGGCAGGAGACAAAAGGTGCACTTCTTGAAGGCCTAAATGGTAACAAGAAAGCTGTAATGGCGACAACACTTGAAAATACACGCAAGTATTTGTCAGAGAGTGCAACTTCAGGCGCAACTGCTGCTGGTAACATCGCAACACTAAACCGTGTGATCCTTCCTGTGATCAGACGTGTAATGCCAACCGTTATTGCTAACGAGTTGGTAGGCGTTCAGCCAATGACTGGTCCAGTCGGACAAATCCATACTTTAAGAGTACGTTATAGTGACGCATTCACAGGTTCAGCAGGCGGAAGCACTGTCGCTGGCGAAGAAGCACTATCACCGTTCAAAATTGCAGAAGGTTATTCAGGTAACACAACATCTGCAGACACAGCCGGTGCAACAGGTGCTCTAGAAGGTATTGCTGGTAACAGACTAAGCATTCAGATCTTGAAGCAAACAGTCGAAGCCAAATCACGTAAACTAAGCGCACGTTGGACATTTGAATCAGCGCAAGACGCTCAGTCACAGCATGGCATCGACGTAGAAGCAGAAATCATGGCAGCACTTGCTCAAGAGATTACTGCTGAGATCGACCAAGAAATCATCCGCAGCCTAACAACTCTTGCAGGTTCAGCGGTTGAAACATACGACCAAGCCGCTGTATCAGGTACGGCTACTTTTGTTGGCGACGAACACGCAGCACTTGCAGTTCAAATCAACAGAGTGTCAAACCTAATTGCACAGCGTACACGCAGAGGCGCAGGTAACTGGGCAGTTGTATCACCAACAGTACTAACACTACTACAAAGTGCAACAACATCTGCATTTGCTCGTACAACAGAAGGTACATTTGAAGCACCAACAAACACAAAAATGGTTGGTACACTAAACAACAGCATGAAAGTATATGTAAACACATATGCAGGTAATGACAATGTTCTAGTTGGCTACAAAGGTACATCAGAATCAGACGCAGCAGCGTTCTACTGCCCATACATTCCATTAATGAGCAGTGGTGTTGTACTAGATCCATCAACATTCGAACCAACAGTGTCATTCATGACACGTTATGGTTACGTAGAACTATCAAACGCAGCATCGTCACTAGGCAATGCAGCGGATTACCTAGGTCTAGTTGGTGTAACAACAGCAAACCTAAGCTTCGCGTAAGTTTTAGAATATATATTTTTAAGATAGGCCCTGCGGGGCCTATTTTTATGTAAATACTGTAAGGAGATACTAATGGAAACAGGTACAGTATATAAAAAATTAAAAATGCATGGATTTATTAGACCAGATCGTTGGAAAGCGACACGTAAAGATATTGTGTTTGATCCACGTTTGTATGATCTAAAAATTGGCGACAGAGTGCAATATCTTGCAGATGATTTTAAAGATAGAAAATTTGCAACAAAAATAGAAAAAATTGAAAAAAAAGATCAAGATTATCGTTGACAAACTTTTTTTAGATGTTATATTAAGTACATAACAAAGACGACGGTCCGAGTTAGATAGTGCAAGGAAACGATGCTTACCCAGGCATTAACTTGACTCACACGCTGTGGTGGCGCTGTAAGACTTTGGAGACAAAGCATTGCAGGAAAAGTAGAACTAACCATTCTATTGTGAGGTTCCGTGCTGATCTGAGCCTGATGGGGCATAGTGCGGTTGTTGGTAATCAGTAGTCCAACCTATCACATATTATAGAAAAAGGTCTGCTATATTTTAGTAGGCCTTTTTTTATGACATAATAACCCATTTTAATCTTTTGGATAAATACTTGTGTCAAGAGGAGTGCCTCTAGATGAGGACTTATGCGGTGCCCGCCGCGTATTACCTAGAACGTAACATAAAAGGAGAAAACAATGGGACGTCCAATTAATAAATCAAAAATAGGATACGGTGCAGGTAAAATTGCTGTAAGCCGTCACTATTTTACAGGTGGTTCAGAAGCAACTACAGCAGCACACATTTACAAAGTAAAAGGTGCTAACCAATTTTGGGTACGCTTAGATAGCGACAATGCAGATCCAACAGCAGGCGAAGTTCTAAAATTAACGACAGAAGGCAACGGAGCGATGCCAGAAGGTACATTTAGAATTGATGCAACTGGTTCTGACTCAACAGTTTATCAAGTAACACAACTTCGTAACAGAACAGTACAAATTGAAAATACTGCAAAAGGTACTGCTACACCTCCAGATGGTGACAAAGCAGACAATGTAATTTACGAAATTGGTAATCATCCAGATGCAAGAGAAGATTCAGGTGTACCAAACGCAGTATTAAGTGTATCTCTACCAAGACAATCATAAGTTGGAGATATAAATGTCAGCGTCTAGAATCGAGCAGTATGGAGTCGACAATTATAAGTTAACAATTAACGATGGCGGAACTATTGAAATTAATGTAGGTTCCGGCACTGTCGTTATCAATGGTGACTTAGATGTCAATGGTTCCCAAACTTCGATTACTTCGTCTGAATTAATTGTAAGTGATAAGACCCTAACACTAAACAATCAATCTAATACACTATACGATATTGTTGGTATTACACAAACAAACCCAGCACAAATAGAATTATCAGATGCACACAGTTTTACTGATGGTAGCGAAGTAATCATTACTAATGTTTTAGGAATGATAGAATTAAACAATAACACTTACTATGTAAATGTTGTTGATCCTACCACAGTTGAATTGTTTGCAGATTTTCTATTAACAACGCCTGTAGATTCGTCAGGGTTTACTGCATACGTAAGTGATGGTAATATACAAAGGGTAATTGCAACTGGTATTGGTGGAGATGAAATTTCAGGTATCATAATGGATAGAGGTACATTACCTAATGCTGTTATGTTTTACGATGAAAACTTACTTTCATACACTAACGGTGTGTTAGAAGCAAATGCAGGTGCATTTAAGTTTGGTTTAGAAGGTTCAGGATACTTAGGTATCTACACTAGCAGTATTAAAACTGAAGACGGTAATGATCTTAACTTGTTACCAGGATCAAACTTAGGAGGTGTTGTTTCTGTATCAGGATCACTTGATTATGAAAAACGCCTTGCTGAATATGATGGCAGTGAAATTAAAAATATGCCTACAAATTCTGACAGATTGTCAGGGGCAGATTGGCCAGGATATGAACCAGATGCAATTCCTAATTTGCAGTTCTTGAAAGACTATGTTAGAGACTATCACAAATACAATTGGCAATATAGAATTAATGCTATTGAACCGGATGGAACAACAAAAGTAGAAGCATTCAGTACACTAGATGGTACTACAACATTAAGTAATGTTAGAATTACTGTAGACGGTAGTGAAATTGCATACTTTTATGAAACATCTGCAGAAATTGCACAAGTTACCATAGACGGCTCTACAATTTCGTCAACTGGACTTGATAGTGATTTGAAAATATCAGGTAATAATTTAGGTGATGTGCAAGTATTAACACCTATGTTGTTTCCTAAATTGACAGATCCTGCATTAACTGCTACAGAAGCAACACCACCAACTGATGGTACAAAGATATATGCAAAAGACGAGGCTGATGGCGGCACAGGTTTATATTTTATAAACGAGTTAGGTACACAAGACGAATTTATAAGCAGGAATAAAGCTCTGCTTTATAGTATTATTTTTTAAGGAAGAAAGATGGCGATTAACAGTGTAAAAATACTTGAAACTGATACAACATTGCTAGATGTTCCAGCAGGAAAGAAATATGCCATCACGACCGTGTTAGTTAGCAACTATTCTACTTCGACAACAAGTGTAAACGACAGTAGTTTTGATATGCATGTAATACAAGGAAGTGGCGGAGTTAAATCAGACAGTAATAAAGTCCTTAACAATATATCGATGCCTGCTCAGGAAACATTTTCTTTTAATGTTGAGAGATTGATTTTAGAAGAAGGTGACAGAATAGTAATGATTAGTCCGGATTCGGATAAACTGAATGCGACAATAAGTTATTTGGAAGTATAAATGAAGTATGTAAAGCAGCAGATATTACACGATAGGAAAATAGGAGACCGTCAACTTGTAATTAAAGGTGACGGTACAATTGAACTTAATCCTGGTAGCGGAACTGTTGAAATCAACGGTAACTTAAAAGTTACAGGTAGTTCAAGTGGTCCTACTGATACACTGATCTATTATGTGTCATTACAAGGTAATGACGCAAATGATGGGTTAGGTGCAGGTCCTGATCGTGCAAAAAGAACAATTAAATCTGCTGTTGAAGCAGCACCAGCAGGATCAACTATTAAAGTTGCACCAGGAGACTATTACGAAGATAACCCAATTACGTTAAAAGAACGTATGACTGTTAGAGGCGATAGTTTACGTAACTGTCAAGTTTGGCCAAACAATAAAACACAAACAATTTTTTATATGGATTGTGCATGTTATTTGTTCCAACTTACATTTAGAGGATTAGCAGATCCAGGCTGGTGTGCAGAAATTAGACCAGGCGCACTTGTAACCGTTTCGCCGTATGTACAAAACTGTACAAACATGAATGGCCCTTGGTTAAACGACGGAACAGAATTTGTTCCGTTCCAAACAGAACAGATTCCAGGTGTACCAGCAGGTGCTAGACCAATTATAAACGATCCTAATGTACCATTTGAAAAACGTGTAAATGACAACGGTGGCGGCAACGGTCTGAAGTGTGATGGTTCTGCTTACGATCAGCGAAGTCTTGTGAGATCGTTTGTTGCTGACGCATTTACACAAGTTGCACAGGGCGGTATTGGCTTTTGGCTATTAAATGAAGGATATACACAGATTGTTAGTTGCTTCTCAGTTTTTACAAGAGTTGGCTTCCAAGCAACTACAGGCGGATATCTTTCAATCTCAAACTCTGTTAGTGACTTTGGTACATATGCTATCATTGCTGACGGTTTATTTGATCAAGTGTTTACAACTGCAAGGCCTACAGAAGATTATTATTCTGTTGTTGGTAGTGTAACTATAAACAATCAAGGTGCAGGTTATACAAATGCACCTACAGCAACTATTGATCCTCCTACTACGCCAGGCGGTATACAAGCAACAGGTACTGCAAGTATTGACCCTGCAACAGGTAAAGTTGTTGCTGTAAGTATTACTAACCAAGGTACCGGTTATGACTTTATTCCTACCATTACATTTACAGGCGGCGGATTTAGTATTCCTGCAACAGGTACTGTAAACCTAATCACAAACCGAATTATCGAAGTAGATAGTTTACGTGATATTCCGCAAACAGGTTCTATTATTACGTTCGAAGGTGATTCAACAAAATATTATGTAACCGAATCTAATATTACAACACAGCCTTTCATTTATGATGAAACAATTTGTAGAAGAGATATACAAAGAATTATTGATGCAGTCTCAGGAGATTCTGCACTAGGTACAAATTATCAAAGTATCAATGCAGGTAGAAGTTATCTTCGTGCAACATCGCAAAAAGTTCTTAATCAACAGTTAGCACCTACAATATACGGTATCGAAGCAGCAAGAGACGAAATGCTGAAATGTGTTCCTGATACAGATCCTGCTAACTTAGACTATAGATATAACATAATTGAAAACTTTGCAATTATTACAAATACTATTACACAAGGAGATAGCACTGCGGTACCAGATGTAGTGTACAACGAACTTGTAGGTATAGATAGCGGTGTTATAGCAGCAAAAGATAA